AATTACCAGCAAAAGTGCTTGTTCCGTATGTTTGTGCTTCTAAATCTGCAATAGTGTTAATATATCCAACCATCTTAATAACCTCCTACCATCTTATGAATGTCCGACCAATCCATTTCAGCCAAATCATCAATACTTGGGAGTTCAATCTTTGCCTCTTCTTGAGCCTTTAGGATTGTTTCCTTTTCAGCCGTCAAAGACTTTCTTAATTGTGTAAATTCATCCTTAAGGGATGCAATCTCGCTTTGTGCATCATATTGCGACTTTGCGAGAATGTTTTCTCTTGAGTTCTTTTCTCTTGCAAATCGAGCCTCAAAAGACTTTTGCAAGTTATCGTAAGCCAACTTTTCGAGTTGTTCTTGACGAAAAGCCTCATAAGCCTTCTCAATGTTACCAACAGATAAATCAAGTGTATCTAATTCACTGTTATCAAAAGCCTTAACAACGGGCATATCGGAAGAAGTTGGTCTTCCACCGCTAATGACGATTCTATCAGCAGGTTCACCAATTTGATTACCTGCACCATCTAATGTACGAACATAGGCTTTAGTTTCATCATCTTGGTATTCCAACATTTCTTCTTCATCTGTTGGAACATCCTGCATTTCCATCATTTCCTCTTCCTTTTCATCTCCTTTTTCGTACATGCCTTTTTCCTCCATCATTTCCATCGCTCTAGGATTCATGGCTTTTTCACCCATCATTTTTTCATCATCCTCTTTCTTTTCTTCTTCTTTTCTCAACGTATTGACTTCTTCCATCAATGCGTCTAATTCTTCTAATGCTTTCGCTAATTTTTCTGACATATTTCTTTCTCCTTTATCTTGTTTTAAAATATCAAATCTCGCTTCGGGGTTAATTCCTTTTTCGCATATTGTTACTTCGTGCAGTTCTAATTTACTTATCTCGTTATATTCACCCATTTCTGAATGTTTTTTCTTAGATTTCTGTAACGCCTGTCCTCCAATGCTAAACGACCTTAACGACCCTTTGCGAATTCCTCTACCAACTTCTTTGGCTTTTTCAATATCATCTCTTAATTTGATTACAACAAAGAATCCAACATCATCTACTTCTGTTTTCCACAATCTCCCTGTTTTGTCTCTATATGAATCTACTACTTCTCCGACTTGAACATTTGAATGATTTGTCATTACATTTCTATATTCAGGTTTTTCCATGAATTTTTTAACGGCTTCATTTAATGCTTTTAAGGTTATTAAATCATTTTGCTTATCTACAATTTCAATGCTTGCATATCCACCAATCATCAGTTCATCGCTTTTGATAATGTTAAACTCATCATGTCTTGTTGCCATGATACTGATGCTCATGTCCTTCAACCCTTTGTAATTCAGTTCAGTATATAATAGGCTCGGTTTTACTCTTGTGGTATGGTTAATTCGTTAAACCTATCCTCATAGATGTTCCAGATTCCTTCGTCATTATCTTTATCAGCAGGGGTTTGTTTGAATCCAGTCCATGCAAGCCACATTTTCTTATCCTTCACAGGTAATACTCTAATGTGTAATTTTGTTTCAAACTTGTTTCCCTCTAAGAAGTATTCGTGATAACCATGTCTTTGTAGTCCTAATTTAATTTTACCAGAATCAATTACCTTGTCCTTAGAAACATTCTTTGAAACTTCCGCAGGATATTTACCTGCTTTTCCAAACAAATCGAAGATATTATCTTCATCATTAAGTTCAATATACCAATGCATTGTTTCTCCACCAACGGATATTGTAAAGTTTAAATTATCATCTTCTCTTAAGTAAATCTTAAAATCACCTTCACGATATTTTTCTGGAGTTTTGTATGCTTTCAAAATTGTTGGTTCTTTGATAACCTTATCATTATCAGCAAAGAGTTTTTTAGTTTTCATATCGAAAGATATACCATCTCTTTGGCTAAACCAATCCGTGACTCTATTTAATTTACTTTCCAAAATATCTTCATAAATAGACTTGTGATTCTTGACTAAGAAATTGTGTAATTCTTTAGGTGTCTTAGAACCATTTTCTTTTAGGTAATTAAAACCAATTTGAGTTAATTTTGACTGTTTAGTTTTCATAATTTCTTCGGCTTGTGCCTTCCACATATCAATATCAATTAATGCGTTTTTAGACATAAGATTACTTTCTTCAAAACCATAAATAGTAAAGCCATCAAAATCAGATTTAATAATTACATTAGTTTCTCCATGAATATGGTCTGTAACAATCATTCCTTTTTCTAATGCCTTAACATCATAGTTTAATGATTTCTTAGTATCTTGTGAAAGCATTTCCAATGTAACAATCTTATCGGGATATTCGACTTCAGGAACTTCAATAACCTTTGCAGAAAACAAAGTATATCTATCTCCATTCTTTTTAACTTCATCAACCTTAACTCGAACAATATCTCCAATATCTACATCTATTTTAGTATTCAACGCCTTACCAACATCCATGTAGACATTACCTTCGATTTCAGAATAAAACTTTCCTTCTCCTTCGGCTGGCCCTGCTCCTAATGTATATGAATTTAGATTTGATTTTGTAGTTTTCTTATCAAGAACAATTAAATCTAAATCAACAAACTTTTTCCACTTAATCCACTTAGGATTCTTTCTTGTGCCTATGTAATACGTCGAGGTCATATCCTTGATAACTACACCTTCGGATGTAGGCATATCCATAATCTCTTTCGCATACTCTTCCACATCCTTCAAGTTATCAGCAGTTCTTGTATCTTTCTTTGATGGAAATGCTATCGCTTCTGTCGAATGCATTGAATAGTTGTTAAATAAAGTATTGATTCGATTATCAAGTTCTTCTTCTACTAATTCTTGTTCATTGTGTCGCATAATGTCAAAAACGTGCGCTCTTAACTTAGCATCAGGATATTTATTCTTAAATACATGAGCAATAGTATCAGCACGATGTAATGATTCATCGCCATCAAACAAAATTAACTCAGCATCGAGAATACAATCTCCATACTTTTTCTTTTTGAGTTCTTCGACTTGTTCTTTACACTTTTCGGAAATATCTTTTTCATTATATGAATAGATACGAACATTACCATCAATCTTGTGAATCTGTATTCTCATACCATCATACTTTTCTTGAACGAGATAATTTCCTGAGAACCCTTTTAATTCATTCATGTCATCAATATCGAAGATTCTATACATTGGTTTGTTAGGAATGATGAAATCACTTTTAGATTTTTGTTCGGACTTTTCAATCCCATCAATTTCCTTCAAGTCCTTTAAATCTTCTTTTGAATATTTGGAGAAAAATAACGTTTCTAATATCTCTAAGGCAGCCTTAACTTTGCTTTCTACCTTTTTTGAGTCTTTATCGTCGCCATACTGTTCGATAATATAGAGGGGAATGTCCTCTTCATCTAGGTCAAGTCCTTCCAATCCATCAGTTATCGTGTCGGCTTCCATGTCTTTAATGCTCCAAACTTCTTTTGGAAGTGCTTTATTATCATTTCTTAAAGCATAGTGAACAAATTTAACCATTGTTTCTGGAGAAGAGAGTAATCCTTCAAGAACATTCCCTTTGTATTTTCTTGCGAATGGGTCTGAAATTAAATCAGAACTGAATCGCATTTCTTTAATACCGTTGTAAATCTTTTCAGCGATATTACTTGTAGGGTCTTTTGCTTCTTTGTTTTCTAATTCGTTTTCTTGAACAAACTTTTTCATTTCTTTGCTAAGTTCATTCAATTGCTCATAGATTTCTCTAATGTTATCAATTGCTTTACGCCACCTATTCCCATATTCTTTGGGGTCGGTGCGAGCAGATAGATAAGCGACTCTTGTTTTCTCGAAAAGACGTATAATCTCTTCTGAAGAATCTTTATCCTTTTCAATGAGAAGAGGCATGAATTATCACTTAACTCTACTTTCTCCAGCCAAACCATAACCTTCCTTATCTTGAGTTTGATTTGTAATCTTTGAAGCATCTTGAACTTTAGGTCTTGTAATCTTTTGTACTTCTACCGTAGTATCAACTGGATTTACTTGAGTAGGTTCTATATTCATTCTCTTTTTTTCGCTTAATTTTTCCTTAGCGATTCTTGCTTTTTCAATGGCTAAAGTAACCATTCTTTCTTCTTTTGTTACTCTTTCAGGCATTATTACTGCCTCCCATATTTCTTGTTAAAATCTGCAACAGTCATGTTTTTATCCTGCAAACCTGCCAAAATTCTTGTTAATTCAGGCATATTCTTTTCTTGAGCAACCTGAGCCATAGTTTTAGGAGAACCATCTGGATTTGTTAAAGCAGTATCAAGAAGTGCTTGTTTAACTTGTGGGGTAATAGAATCTTCTAATCTATGAAAACGAAAATCGGCTTGATAATCACCTTGTCTTTTTCCACCCGCATGAGCCATCGGCTTGTATTGTTTTAAAATATCTTTCCAGTCCATATTATTGTCCCCCTACCTTTTCTACCATCTTATGAATTTCAGACCATTCCATATTTCCAACATCACCAACAGGCGAAGCAATCTTATTATCCATTGATGGAGTAGGACTTTCAGAAACAACAAGACCAGATTTCATTAGCAAATTATCCTTTGCATAAACTGTTCTCTCTAATGATTCAATTTTATCTGTTAAGGCTTTTAATATAGCCAAAATATCATTACTAACTTCATTCTTTTCTGTCATCTTTTTTCTCTCCTTTTTTTGGTGGATAAACTAAATCTCGCAATTGACGATAGAGCAACTCATACTCCTTACGAAGTTTGGATGCCGTGGCAACTATATCAATATTCCTTTCATCCATTGATTTCATTTTCTTTTTTAACTTGTCATCTGTTTTAATAAAATTGATTTCTCTTAAAGACTCAATAAGTTCTCCTAATTTAGTAAAGTCTTGTCCAAAAAATTCAGTCGGTGATGCCGCTTGAACTTTCTTTTTAAGTAACTTTCTTTCTTTAGGACTTAATGTATCTAGTAGGTTCTTTGCTACTGTTTTTTCTTTTAGAATAAATTCTTCTCCTGTATTGTAAAAATCCCATGTCATTACTTTCCTCTCCTTAAATTTCTTTTTGCTTCTGCTCCTTTTGGTGCTTCCTTTGCTCGCAATATTCTTTTAACTCTATCCACTGCATTTTCTAATCTCTTGATGTCATTTTTATCTCTACTCATAAATGCTTCATTGAATTTTTCAAATAAAGGCTTTTGTCTCAATACTGTTACTATTCTGATAAGATTTTCTAGTTTTGCCTCAACATTGTAAAGTTCTCTCTTAAATCCAACTATATCCTTTCTTAATTTAGTTTGATTTGTTTTAAAGTTTTTTAGTTCTTCTTTACGAGCAGAATATTTCTGAGGGTCTTCAAACCTTGTTTCTTCTAATTTATCATATTCTTCTGATAATTTTTTATATTGCTTTTCGCTTTCTTCAATAAGATTTCTAAGGTTCTTAGCATATTCTACTAATGCTTTAGAAGACATCTCCTGCATTTTTATGTATTCTTCTGCATCTTTTTCCTCTACTGGTTGTTTAGATGTACCTTCTATTGGCTTACTTAATCGTTCCCTAAGACGATTAGCAAGAGTTTCTAATTCTTTTAACTTTATCGCACTAACCTTATCATCAATTAATTGTAGGTCTTGTTTTAAATCAGTAAAATCTTCTTTCCCAATTTGCTCTTGAATAACAATAATTTCCTTAGCCTCGTCAATCTGACTTTCTAAAGAGACTTTAATGTTACTTGTCATATTTTCTACTCTTTCAACAACATCAGAGAGGTCATCAGTATATTTCTTAAATTTTGATTTAACAGTGGCCTTATCCTTTACAGTAAATAACTCACTTGGACTAATTTTGTTTTTAATTAGAATAGTAATAATCTTAGAAATATTCTTTTTGTTGAGTCTTTCCTTAATATCACCAATTTGAGAAGGTTCAGCCATCTTATCTTTTAATAGAATTAACTTATCACTTTCTTTTCCCTTTGGTATTCTATACTTAAGGTAATCCTTATCTTCCATAATCATTCGGATGAGTCTTTGTTTTGAGAATGGTTTTTGTTTAAAGAAATTTGCAACGGTTCTTTCTGAATTCAATTCCCTTAAAATCTTTGATAATTCTGTGTAAAACGAATCCATTTCATCAGTAAGTTTTCCTTCCTGTTGAACGGCTCTAGCAGTTTCATCAGATATTTTAATATCTTTTAATCTTTCCATTTCATTAGAAAGAGAATCTTTGATTTTCTCCATCATTGTATTTACTTGTCTCTTGTATTCAGGGCCAAATGCATTTAATAAAAGAACTAAAACTTTTCTTAAATCATAGATGAGAATATCATAATTAGTTTCTCTACCCCTTCTTACAACGGGGCTTCCCTTTCCCTTTAGAGCAGGTGAATTTAAAAATAATGAAAGAGAATCAGTTGCTTTTGAATCAATGTCTTCTTGTGCTGATTGCATTTCTTTAATTCTTTTTGGAGCATCCTTGATTATTTTACTTAATCCTTTGATTGGCTTTCCTTCTTTATCTAAAAACATTTCAAATAACTTCGTGTCTTGGGCGAATTTTTTAGTTTGTTCGTAAAACTCAGGAGAATAAACTTCTACCTCAGTTTCTTCCATAAGAACATTGCCATCTTTGTCCTTAGAAAGTTCATCTAAATCCTTTTTCAGTTTATCAAGTTTATCTTTTTGTTGTTTAACCTTAGATTTCAACTCTTCTTCTTTATCATCAAGTAAAGCCTCAAGTGCTTCATATTGGTCGCTTCTAGAATTAATTATGTATTTTTCATAAAAGGCTACTGCCTTAAAAAGATTAGTTAATTGACTTTTTTCTTCTTGGGATATATTCTCATTTCTCAATAAGTCTTCAATTCTCTTCTTTTCCTTTTTGAATTCATTATCAATTTTTTTATATATAAGGGCTCTTTTTGCCTTAGCATCAGACAACACTTTTCTTTTTGCAGTATCACTTAAGTTTTGATAATTTTGTAATGACTTATCTTTGTTGAACTCTTCAACTTGCTTTTGAGAATTTACAATTTCAGTTTGAAGTAGTTTTTGTATTCTTTTAGTAGCCGAAGCAATTTGCTTATTCTTCTTTTCCATTTCTTCAGAAACAGCAGGAACTTTTATTTTTTGAGTAGTAACAAATTTAGGATTAAGAACCATAATAGTTTCAGTTGTTCCATCGGCTTTCTGTTTTTCACGCTCTACTTTAAATTTAGAATTATAATCCATCTCTTTTAACTTATCTTTAAAGTCCTTCAAACTATTAATATTATTATCAATAAGAAATTGTAACTTCTGAACATCAACAGAAGGTAATTGCTTTGTTTCTTTTTGTGGGCCAAAGGCTTTATCTTGCGGTCTATCTGTATATTCTCTTCTAAATAATAAAGTATTCAAAAGGGGCTTATTCTTACCAATGTAATTCCTCAAAGGACTTCCATCATTAGCAACAATTAACTTACCTCCTTCTTCTTTAACTTTAGTATTTAGAAGTTTATCCAATGCTTGAACTGCTTCCTCTCTATCTTTTGTTTCAAGACCTTCTTCCATCGTATATTTTGCTTTCTCAATTTTATTTACAATATCATCATAAATCATAGATAACATAGTAAATACGCAATCATCTGCGCCTTTGAGAATAATACGATGCATCATTTAGAATCACCTCAGAATGGAATGTTTTCTTTCTTTCCTCTTCGCTTTGATGGCAAAAGAATAGCATCGGGAACATCATTTGATGTATTTGTTCGCTTATGCGTAGTATCTGGTGGAATGCCACCAACAGAAAAATCACGGTTCTTTGTAATCTTTCTTGATTCACTTGCATTTTGCGCCTTTACCTTTGCTAATTCTTTTCTTAGCCTAATTTCTTTTTGCTTACTATCTTCGCTCATTATATCACTTCCTTAACTTAAATTGGTTTTGTTCTCTTTATAGAAGTCATTTGCATCCTCAATCATATCTAATAGTATTTTGGCTTGCTTTTCAATCTTTTCTAAGATTCTAACATATTCCTCAGCCTCTTCTCGGTTATCCTTTCTAAAGAATCTTAGTTTTTCTGTAATGGCATCTAAAGTAATTTTCATACCCCTACCGCCAAATTTTCCTAATTCCTGCTTTTTTATCTCGTAATAATCCCATGTCATATTAACCAACTCTCCTTTCACTTCTTCTATCTACGTTTTGATTCCCTGCATCTTGAGGTAATCCTTGTAATCTTTTATCAGGGCCAACGCTCATTGATGGTTTATTTCTTGTAGCGGGTGGGTTTTCTTGTGGTTTTCCTCCACCTTGAGCGAATTGTCTTGCTTGTTCATCTAAATCTCTTTGGTCTAAATTAGAACCTGCTAATGGGTCGCTTTCTATCATATCTTCACCCTTTTCTGGTTTTTCTTCTTTAGGTTCGGGTTTAGTATATGTAAATTGACCATCCTCATCCATCTCAATTTCAAATCCTAGATTTTTAATTGATGCTGCAATATTGACTTCAATTTCTCTTTTACGCAATACGGCAATTTCATCTTCTTCTTCGCTTGGTGGTAATCTTAAATTCCAATCTGTAATTCCAAACTGTTTAACCAAAAATGGAAATACATAATTATTATATACATTCTGAGCCATTTGTACTGCTCTATTTGTAACAAGAATCTGCATACCTTCGTTGTTTAACCCACCACTTGTAGTATTATCAGCCATAAATACTTTGCTGACACCATAGAATGCTGAAATCCTATCTCGCAAATCATCCTTGACTGAAACGTAATCCATCTCCTTCAAACTGTCCATGAACTTAATCCATTCAACTGCCCCCTTACCGTTCTCCGCTTCGATTCCCATGACAGGAATGAAGTGCGGGTCTTGTTCCATCTTTTCTTTAACAGACCTCCAGAAAGAGCGCATAGACTCCATGTTTCTTGTTTGAACTGCTAATAGACCTCTCGGCATTCTACTCTTTGTATAAGATGAATTGACGTAATTCTCCATAGCAATCAAAGTCATAATATGGTTATAGAGAGTTAAAATAGGTGATAATCCATAAAGACGAGATGGACTATATTTACTAAAATGAAGAACTTCTCCTTCTAAAAAGTATTGGTCTTCACCTCCAACTCTATTTACATAGTGAATAGGAAATAGATTACTACCACAAGTTTCACACATTTCATGTGGTTCGGTAGAAATAATATCACGATGATTTACGCAAGTGAAACCCTTTGTTCCTCTTACGCCATTTTCATCAGCATAAATATACATAGTTACAGGGTCGCCCCTGTATAGTTCTTTTACTCGATGCATTCGTATTTTACCATTACCATCAATAAAATATTCTTTTACCATTACAATGTATGCATCATCCATTGTATTCAAGTCATCTTCAAGTTCTCGGAGAACATCAATAAATAACTGTTCGGATTTATTGACGTACCTATCTAAGAACTTTTCAATGTATTCTAATTGTTTTGGGTCTGGAAGTCTTAAGTCTTCTGAACCACATCGAGAGCATTCTGTAACAGGCTTTTGGTGTTTTTTACCACAATTTTTACAAAGGGCTTCGTAGGACTTTTCCCAGACATAACCTCTTCTAAAAATTTCTTGTTTTAATTGAGTAATACAAGTTCTTACAATGACAGACTGTTGCACCATCGAATAAATAATTGGTGCAGTCATCATCTGTTGATTTCTTCTTTCTTGAATACCTATGTTATAAATTTGTCTATCGGCCGGTTTTGGAGTAGAACGTCTAAACAGGTTAGTGATGGAAAATCTTCGCCTTTCTTCTACCATACGCTACGCCCCCTATACTCGACTATAATAGATACCCTTATTAAGCCTTTTTGCCTTCCTTTCTCATTTGATTATCTTTAGAAGTCTTGTCATCGTCAATTGGGCCACCTTTAGCCCATGTATAGCAGGTTCTTGCAGAATGACATTTAAAATCGTGCATCCAACAATAACCTAAACGACCATCCTCATCTGTTGTTAAAGGCATACATTTATCCATTCTAGGAGAAATGTCGAAAGCAATACAATTACTACAATTAGACTTTTTTGCTACATCTGCGGTGGTATTCCATCTCTTAGCGTATTCTTCCCAATATTTTTCATCTTCAAGATTTAATGGGCCATAGCGAATATTTGGATTTTTAACTGCGGCATCTCTATTCTTAGTATTAACCAT